GCGAATCGAATGCAAGCAGCCGCCAGCCCCTTACGGCAGTAGTTGTTGCTTTCGCACCACGCCAAAAAGCCGGCAAAGGTGGCCAGGTAGTGGTTCGCCGTCGAGGGTGCCCTAGTGGCGATCAATTGAGTCCTCAGTCGCTGGATATCTTCGGGTAGAAGGATGCCCGCCAAACGGTCTGAGCCGAGCAGGTCTGCACAAATATCCAATGCATAGCCGTATTTTTCTTCGGTCATCGGGGTTATGTCGACGGCCTTCAGCGGCTTGTAACGTTCGATCAACGCCGCGATGCGCTCGTCTTTCACGTTGGTGTAACTGGTTGCGTTCTTTGAGTTGGGGAAATGACGGCCGTACTCAAAATGCCCTGTCTTGATCTCATGAAGAATCGCCGCCCTGAGTAGGGCGGCGTGCTTGATATTGGCTTTAGTTACGGGGAGGCCAAGGGATTCGCGGCAGCGAATTCGCCGCCACATAAACACGACGCGAATGCTGCCGCCGTGTAATTCAATCCCTTTGTGTTTGGCCAGCTCGGCTTCTAAGCCGCTTGCTGCGGTGCGCTCTCGGCCCACTTGTCATACTCCGTCATGTTGATTGCGATGCGGCCGTCTGGTGTCTTACGCCAGATTCGGCCTTGAGCCCAGGTGCCGTTTTTCACTTTGTGGCGTATGGCGTCTTCGCTGTAGCCGGTGAGTTCGGAGGCTCGATTGATCATTACCCAGCGTGGAAGGCTCATGCTGCCTCCTCCATTTGATCGTCCTTGTCCTCGAGCATGTTCGCGCGAATCAGTGCCGCCATAGGCCATGGGGACACCGAGTTACCCACCATCATCACTTGGGCCTTGTTGCTGAGCTTTCGGCCGTCATGTCCTCTGTCGATGACGTAGTTATCGGGGAAGCCTTGAGCGCGGTACAGCTCGCGGGGGGTGCTGCGCACCCCTGAGTTGCTTGAGCTGCCGCAGTGGGCTGCCGAGTCGGCCGCGTGGTTCTGGTGGGTGCGCGAGCTGAACGCCCTGGCGGATCGGGATGAGTTCGAGGCGATCACCCGCAAGATCAACGGTGGTCTGAACGGTCTGGCGGATCGGCTGCAACTGTGGAACCGGGCGAGGGCAGTGTTATGCGTGTCGTCGACTTGATCCCCGCGCCGTACCGGTTATTGACCGTTGGTGTGCTGCTGACCGCATTGGTCGGCGGATCTGCTGTGTCAGCCTGGAAGGTTCAGGACTGGCGCTATGGAGAACAACTCGCCGAACAGGCCGGCCTGCACAAGGACGATCTGATCGCCATCAGCAACGCCGCCGCTGACCAGCTGCGCACGGCACAGGACAATCGCTTGGCCCTTGAACCACCTCGAAGAATTCGTGCGCCAGTTCAAATGGGCGCTCAGTTCGCGACAGGTGTTCGAATGGCAGAAGATGACCCGCCCCGAAACCCTCACCGACATCCAGCGCGCGGCCCGATTCTTCTACCTGCAGCACCATGCCTTCGCCGGCAAGGTCACCGGGCAGACGTTCGGTACCGCCACCACCGGCCCGGCCATCAACCTGCTGCGGATCGAAGAAAACCTCTCGGCCGCCTGGCAGCGTCTGTCCGGCACTTACGTCGAAAACCTACCCTGGCTTGAATGCGCTGAACGTTACGACCGTGCCCATACTTTCCATTACATGGACCCGCCTTACTGGCAGACCGCTGGTTATGGCGTTGATTTTCCGTTTGAGAATTACGAACGGATGGCCGACTTTATGCGGCGCTGCAAAGGCAAGGTAATGGTCAGCATCAACGATCACCCGGACATCCGTCAGGTGTTTGAGGGTTTTCACTTCGAGACGCTGGATATCCGCTACTGCAACACCAATCAGCGGCAGGGGATGGCAGAGGTGAGTGGTGAACTGGTGATCATGAATTGGGAGCCGTCCGCGCTAGGGGGATTATTTTAGGCAGAAAAATGTGTCTGCTTTAATTTTGATAGATGTGATGCGCCGACGACCACTGGCAATGAACACTTGAGATTAACCTTAATCTTTTTTAAGTGTGGTTGGCTGAGAGATTTTTTCATGTCATATTGATATCGCATGAACAAAAATTAAAAATTACTCTGGAAGGGTTATATGAAAAAACTATCCTCGCAGATAAGTCCGATGCGGCTCGGGGCGTTGGCATTCTTAAGCCTGATTAGCACTCATTGTTTTTCTAATGACGAACTTCTACCTGAAGATACACTGCTCACTAATCTTCCTGGCTCTGCGCGGATGGTTGTGAAAAAGACAATGAATCATGTTCAGGCCTATGATAGGAATGTGGTGAGTTTTGATGGTAAAACTGTCTATGAAGACATATTTGGTTTTAGCCATCCCTGCTATTCAAATCAACCAAATTGTTTTAATACTGCCTCGTTCCCCAATCTATCCCTGATGCACCATCATAATCTAGATGTCGGCGAGATTTTTTCAATTGCATACAGTCCCCCTAGCTCAAGCGCTGATCTCTTTTCTTTAAATGGATATGTTTTGAGTTCGGGTGTCAAGACGAAAGATTATCTTGGGTTTGATTTTCCTGCGGGCACAAAAAATCAAGCACCAAGAACAGTAGGCGATTTCAACAAGCTTACTAATTACACCTTTCAGTTTGTTTATGATGATCCGAAAAAATTTGAACTATATCCGGGGATGGATAAGGAAATCGCGCTTGAAATAGAAATGAAAAAAATTACTGGCTTGCTTAAGAATCAGCAGTATGAAGAAGCGTTGCCTCGGTTTCAGCGTGTGTTTAAGGCGCTGGATGCAAATAATATGAAGATTGATGAGATGCTTGCCTATTACTATATCTTCACGTTAGATAAAACAGGCCGGAAAAAATCAGTCATAAGTTTGGCTGAAGGTTATCTCAACGAGTGGGGTAAACAAGGTGCGCATTATAACGAGGTAATTGAGATGGCAGGTAGACAGTGATTTATGGGTTGATTGCTTTGTAATCAATTTGTATCGTGGTCTGGCGCTTAATTTCTCTGTTCTGCTGAGGTTGTTATGTTAAGTATTCAATCAATTCGCCGCAGTGCTCGCCGTTTGAAACTGGCTTTTTATTACGTTTCATTATTGTGCGTGGTTCCTTTTCAGTCGCCCTCAGCAGATACACAGGTCATCGTTGCGGAGGGCAGTACTGAAACCTGTCACACTCGCTCTGTCGCATTAAATCTCGCACACACTGGTGCATTTAATGATGCTCATCGCGAGTGTGAAGCACTGGGTGCAGAATGGAGATTTGGTAAACTGCAGTTCGCGGGATACGAGCAATGTAAGCAGTGTGGTAATTCTGGTGAGTTTGAGTGCAAGGTGACACAAGCAACCTTCGTGTGTAAGCGACCAGATCCAAAGAAAAAAGCTAATCGAGAGTCTGAAGCTGGCAAAACGTCAAGTACGATAACAAATGCATTTGGTGAGCTTGAGAGTAATAAACCAGCCCCTGCGGCTTCTACATCGAAAGGACCGTTCGGTGCGCTGACCGAACTAGATGATCTTAATAAGAAAATCAAAGCTCAACCAGTTAGGATTTTATCTCCTGCGAACAAAGCCACTACCTCCTCTAGGATTATTGATGTTTCAGGGGATACGCAAGGTTATGCCACGAATAGTGTCTTAAGCGTGCAGTTTAATGGTGCCAGTCAGCAAGTGCTGACATCTGATACCGGTTCGTTTGACACCAAGGTTGCTCTTAAGTCAGGACGAAATGAAATAAAAGTTTGTGTTCATGAGAAATGTTCAACAGTAGAAGTGAACGCCGATATCGAAAAGCTGTCACTTATGGCAACACTTACGTGGGAGGCTGGTAGTGACCTTGATCTGAGAGTCGAAACACCGTCCGGGAATACCTGTAGTTTCAAGAAGCAGTCTACACGTGGGGAATGTACTCTAGATATTGATGATACCAAAGGGGCTCGACCAGAAAATATATCCGTTCCGCTTGAGGCTCCAGCAGGGGAATATAAGTTCACTGTGATTAATTTTAGCGGGAGGGCTGGTGTGTCCGGTAGGATTCAAACTTACCATAACGACAAGCCATTCATAACTCGGAATTTTGTTACCAGCTCTCGCAAAGGCGAGGTCGAAGCGACGGTTGTGATAACAAAGTGAAATTATTGTAGCCGATACAGTTTTATTAGAGGCAATGGTCGCTGAAATTTAATCCTCCATAGGGAGTATTAGCGCAGGTCCTTGATTCCTGACATTGCCTATCGCCGGGTCTACCTTGAACCACTCGAACGCCTCGGTGGGTTCACCCTGGAGCAACACCATCTGTTCGGCGCGCTCCTTGGGCGTGCCCGGATCCAGCCATTCCCGGGCCAGTTCCGGCGACAACGTCACTGGCCGCCGGTCGTGTATGTCCACCATGCCGCCGGCGCTGTCGGCGGTGATGATCACGAAACCGTCATGCTCGCCGGGCTCATGTTCGCCGATGGGGTACTGGCCAATCGCAGCACAGAGGATCGGCGTCTGGTCACGATGGCGGATCAGGTAGGGCTGCTTCTTCGGTCCGCCTTCGTAAACCCACTCAAACCAGTTGTCGATCGCAATGATCGCCCGATGCGGCCAGATCGCTTTGAAGAATGGCCCGTGGGCGACTTTCTCCACCCGAGCATTGATCGGCGCGGCGCGGTCTTTGGCCCAGTGCGGACGCCAGCCCCAACGAACCATGTCAGCGCGCAGGTATTCACCATCTCGGTGAAAGAGGGCGAGCTGAGTGGTCGGCGCAGCGTTATAGCGCTCGAAAGGCTGGTCGCCTGCATAGTTGAGGAGGGCGTTGGGGATGCTGAGCGCCGCGACGAAGTCGTGAATGCCCCGGTACTGGGAAAGGCGTCCGCACATGATTGCATCCTCCGGCTGTGTATTCAGGGTAGACCAGTGGTCGCCGGCTTCGTTACAAACCCTTGGCCGGCGCAGGTCAAGCAATCTTCACGCCGGTCAAAACGATCAAGGCAAGCGGAGCAGGCGCGGAACCTGGCCAGATCGAGACGCGGCCGCACTCTTTCGAAAGCACGTAGATCACAGCACTCGTGGGCAATTTGGGCGGCGTCCACCAACGCACGGTAGATGTCCGGGTCTTCTATTGGCTCGTGGGTGATCCCCTCGAGTGTTCGCCCGGTTTCGACAAGGTCGTATTGCTGCCCATCAGGCAGCGTCAGTACAAGCCCGGCAATCCTCGCGATAACACCTGACGGGTTGAAAACAAGGTTCGCCCCGTCTGCATCACGGTAGATTTTCCCGTCGTATGACGATCGTTCGTAGTCGGCCAGCGTGCTTGTTGCGTAGAAAATTGACTGTCCAATGCGGCCGAATAGCTCGCCATTGCCACGCTGCAAAACGTCGTAGGCAGAAGCGCCGCAGTAGCGGGCCGGCGCAGTCTGCAACTCCTCCACAGCATGCCAATAGGCGGCGTTCGCTATCTCGTTCATGTCGAACTGCTGGAGTTCATCGATCAACCCCTCGGTAGCCAAAGTCGCACTCATAGCGTGAAGGGTCTGACGATGGGCTTCGGGGTTCTGCATTCGAAAGTCGTGGTCGTCGAGGGTCGAGCGCCACTGCTGAAGTCTCAGCGCTTTAGCCTGGTCGAAATTCATGAAAACGGGTTCGCTGTGCAGATACTGGTTGTATGTACAGTAATCGAGGCGTGACGATCCGGCGAGGGGGGGGGCGACGAGCAGTCGCTTTACGTCAATCCGCTGTCGTTAGGACGTCAAAGCCGTGGACCAGACGGCAGAATCTCTGGGCGTCTAATCTGCTCACAGCTTGACGGCAAAACCCTTGATGCCGAGGTGGTCGGCGAACTTGCCGACGACCATCAGGCTGGCCCAGGTGCTGATGTTTCGATAGATCCAGACAAAGCTTTCATTGTGGGGCGTTTACCAGGTCATTGGCTCGCTGCCAAAACGCGTCGGCCTGCAGCTGGCTGAGCGCGCCGTCTTTCACGAATTGGCGGAGCCATCCCTGAAGTTTTCCGGACTGTGCTGGCTTTTTAGCCAGGGGCATACAGAGGGTAAACACCATGCTTCGCGCCGCGTCTCGGTCACGCATCGCCATCTTTTTGAAGTCCAGGATGACAAAGAGGTCATCGGTGAACTGCCCTGCGCGTGGATCTTCGGCGCGCAGTTCGGCCAATCGTTGCTGCAAGAACTTCTCTTCCATGCTCGGCATCGCTACCCCTAATGGTTGTCGAGATCACGATTAAACTAGTCCCTAGGGTGCTGGTACGCCAAATGTACGGGTGATGGTAGCCGCGAGTGGCCCAGACTGCAGCCAGCAGCGCGGTGTTTGTGGGGGGGCGATTGAACGAAAACGCCGTTACTCGTAACGCCGCGAAACTTACTTTTGCATTCGCTTCGGCAGGAATACCCCGGTACTGCCGTTCGATTGAGCGGCACGGCCCAAATGGTACTCGGCGTACTGGTCGTTACCGTCACGGCGGTCGAACAACCCCAGTAACTGCCAGCCCTCATCCAACAGCTCTTGGGCTTGAGCTTGCGTGGTTACCATCTTCAAAACCTTCGTGTCTTCGATCGCCATGGGTACCGCTCCTTGTTGAGTGAGCTAACAGTGTAGGCACGGAAGCCAATACGGACGTTAGTACCGATCAGTAGTCGACGGAAAGTTATTCCGGTTAGGATTGCCTAGCCTAAACTGCAGCGAAGATTACGAAACGTCTTGCCTGGGTAGATCATTTGCGTGGATAGTCGGTTCGTCTTGATTGCGCTAGGCCATTAAACTAGAGCTAAATTGTTGAGCAATGACTATTTCTAGATCAGAATATTAAACGGAATTTATCGATGAAAATGATTGGCTTCTCTTCGCCAGACTGTGCAAAATTTTGTCCTCCTGAATTCAATATTCGTAACGGTTGTAATACGATACGGTTTGGAACATTGTTCGATTTCCGGACTGAAGAAAACGAAAAGCTTCGAGATGAAGGGGAAGGGACTTTTAGTTATTCTGTAGAATTTCCTGAGCTTACAAAGGTATCCCGTGAGTGGATCGGAGCTTTTGAAATGGAAAATACCGGAAGTTTCCATATTGGCGAAATGGAAATGCGAAATGGAGATTTCTTCGTAAAAAATATGAGTCTTACGGGGTCCAGTCATAATTGCTGGGTCTATTGCATATCTAAAAGCACAGAGGTTGCGGGGGATATTACTGATACGCATCAAGATAAGTGGTTGATTTCTCAAGATAAGCTTCAGTTGTTTGCTAATTATTTGGGTGGATTGCTATGGAGTGAAATAAATTTTTCAGACTTGCCTGATCACATAACTAGCAGGTTCAGTATGCAGGAAATACTTCAGCGGTTATCCCTGAGTGTTGAAATTAAAGAAATTGACTATAATCATCGCTCCGTAACGATATTAAGGGAGGAAGATCTGCCGGTGTCTCAAATCTCGATTCTTAAAGATAGTATCGCTTTTATTAAGCCGAAGATGTTTGAAAAAGAAAATGAGATTAGAATTGCTTTCTGGCTCGTTTTTGATAATAAAAAAATATCTATACAGAACAAGCCAAAGATTGTTGGTCTTCGCCCGATTGATAAAATCATATGACATATAAACTCGGTGCCTTGTATCCCTCCAAGCAGATCCCTGATCTGCAATGAGGGTATAAATCTCCGGACAAGGGGCCGTTTGTGGCTGGAAGCAGTTTTCCAAAACACTTTGGATTGACCTTCGTTAGGGGTACATGGCGTGACCGTGAATTAGAGGAGGGCAGTGTTCGGGGATGGGGCAAAAATGGGGCAAACCATACGCCAAACTATGCCATTCAATGCCAATCATGCATTTATGCATGCGTCCGGAATACATGGCGAAACCCTGCGCGCACGGGCAGTTGGGGCTCAATGTCCGAAATACTCCAGCACAATTGGCGTGTGGGAGGACAGATCAGAGAGCGCTTTATTCATCGGATAATCAGGCAAATTCGTTGAAAGGTGTAGGGCAAAGGAGGGGCATCGGCCCGGCTTTTCCGCGATGGGCGCAAGGTTAACATGGGCAGTCCACCCGACGCAGGCATGAAAGCCACGGGATACATTTCTTCTGTCTATGCACGACATATGCGCAATTTATGCAATTTGGCATTTGTCTTGCGCAAAAAGATCAAGCACTATGCGCTTTATGCAAAAACGCAATGTTTCTACTGTCTTAAGAGCGCTGCTCGATCAGCACGGTATCTCCCCCACGGAGCTTCACCGTCGCACCGGCGTGCCTCAATCCACTCTCTCGCGGATCCTCAGCGGGAAGATCGTCGATCCCTCGGATAAACACATCTCGAAGATTGCCGAGTACTTCGCCGTGAGCACCGACCAGTTGCGGGGCCGTGCGGATGTCGCGCCGGCAGCCAGCACCGGGCGCGATCAATTGCATTCGGAACTCAAGGACATAAGTCTGTGGGACGACGATACGCCCGTCGATGATGACGAGGTATCGGTCCCCTTTCTTCGCGAGGTTGAATTGGCTGCAGGATCAGGAAGGTTCGTCATCGAAGAGAGCGAGCGCTCTAGCCTGCGCTTCGGCAAGCGGAGTCTGCGCCACAACGGCGTTCAGTTCGACCAGGCCAAATGCGTGACAGTGCGCGGCAACAGTATGTTGCCGGTGCTGCGCGACGGCGCCACCGTCGGTGTTAATGCCGGCAAGTGCGGGATCGGCGATATCGTCGATGGCGACCTTTATGCCATCAACCATAACGGCCAGCTGCGGGTGAAACAGCTTTATCGCCTGCCTACCGGGATACGCCTGCGCAGCTTCAATCGCGATGAACATCCGGACGAGGACTACACCTTCCAGGAAATCCAGGAAGAGCAGATCGTCATCCTCGGTCACGTCTTCTGGTGGGGCATGTACGCCCGTTAACCTCACTGCTGTCAGATAAAACCCGCCATTGAGCGGGTTTTTTTTCGCCAGCCATAAACCACCAGCGCCTTTGTTTGCGGGGGTTTCATGCGTCAATGCATTTCTGATGTGTAAATAAATGCATCAATGCATTGACTGTATATGCATCCATGCATATTCTTTGTCTCAAGCCGCTCAACAAAGCAGCTCGAAGCAAAGCTCTTCAGTTCCACCACAAAGGCAGCGATGAACCGGCCTCAACGGTTCAGAGGGTTGGCAACTGACCCGGGTGCGCAGCGTAAAGCACCAGAAGCAGTTATCCGGCGGGCAAGGACCGCGGTCGGAAAAACAATATGAATGGACCCGTACCGCGCCAGTAGCGCCGAAAGGTCGATGCGAAGGACCGCATTCTGAAAAGCCCGGTTAGCGCCGGGCTTTTTGGAATGCCCACCTCGTCCGAGGTTTATCAACCTCAACTACAGAAAGGATTCGGCAGAAGCCAGGAGGCATCTCGATGATGAAAGATTGCAGATGTGGGCAGTGCAAAAGACTTCTCGCCCGAGTGGGTGAGTACACCGAGCTCCAGATCAAATGCTCCCGATGCGGGACATTGAATCATGTGAAGGCCGCGAGCCTTGAGCGATCGCCATTGAGCGACATGAAAGCGCAATCCAGCGCACCAAACCATTCGACTCAATAGGTGATAAACATGGCAGGACCACTTGGACCACCCCGTATTCAATTCACAAACAATGGCAGCCCGGTGTTGCCACCGCGCAACTCGATGAGCCCGGGTCAGTATCTCGAATCGCCGAGCAAGCGGTTCAAACTGCTGCTGCAACCGGACATGAACCTGGCGCTCTACGATAATGGTGCACTGGCATGGGTGGCTGACGGGAACGCTTATACGAACACCCTCAATCCTGTAGCAGCGGTGCCTAACTGTTTCTACGTGTATTACAGCGGGGTTCTTGTAGACCACACCCGTAATCGTTGCTGGTCGACAGTCAATACCACGGCAGTGGACAGTATCGAGGCAGCCGCGAATCGCACTTATCTTCAAGTGCAGGACGACGGCAACATTGTGATCATCGACTCGCAGACGCTCTGGAATGGTACTCCGTCAATTCCCGTCGTGACCGGAAGCTCCGCGGTCATTTTTCCGGGCCCATCCGAGTTGGTCCGAGGGCAGCCTTACTTTGCCGGTGACGGCGCCATCATCTTCCAGGGCGACGGCAACGTTGTGAACTACGGCCCGAACTGGAGTGTTCGCTGGGCCAGTTACACGCAGAACAAAGGCGCGGTGAAGGCGGTGTTCCAAGCAGACGGCAACTTCGTTGTTTATGCAGCGAATGACGTTCCGCTTTGGAATTCGGGAACCGCTGGCCGTCCGGGGGCTTCTCTGCGCCTTCAACCCAATGGCAGCCTGGCGATCGTTCAGGATGTGCCTGTCTGGGCGCGTTTTGGCTATACGCCGATCATTCGCGCTCGAAAAATCTACTACCCGGACACCACAAGTCCCGAGCATAACGGTACTGCACCGTATCCAACTTACGGTCATATCGGTTGGGAGTTTTAAAGGTAGAGCCAAGGACTCCCTGCCAGGTGGCAGGGAGTTTGATTTATTGTGCAGGATTTTTTCGTTTTGGGCCGTTCACCCCCCCAGGAGGCGTGACATGACAAACGAGCAACAAGCGTTGCTGGATATGCCGATCTGGCTCGTCATCGTCCTCGCCCTGGTGGGTGGGGTGTCCGGCGAAATGTGGCGCGCCGACAAGGAGGGCGCTCGCGGCTGGTCATTGCTGCGGCGTCTGGCCTTGCGATCCGGGGCCTGCATGATCTGCGGGGTCTCGGCCATCATGCTGCTGTATGCCGCCGGCATGTCGATATGGGCGGCCGGCGCGTTCGGTTGCCTTACCGCGATGGCCGGAGCGGATGTCGCCATCGGTCTTTATGAACGCTGGGCGGCCAAGCGGATTGGCGTTTGCGAAGTGCCGCCGCGAGATACCCGCCAGGATCAATGACCACCAAGCCCAATGGAATGGCGAGCAGCGGTGCCGACCGGCATCCGACCCGCACGGACGCGGGTTTCCCAAGGCCAGTACCTTTCACTCAAACCCGCCAACCAGCGGGTTTTTTATCGCCCGGTGAAAACACCATGAAGCTCACCCCACTGATCGCCCAACTGCGCGATCACTGCCCAACCTTCGCCGATCGTTTCGCCGCCAGCATTCTGGAGGCTATATGACCGTTACGCAGCAACAACTACAGATCGTTATGCCCAACGCCTGCTCCCAAGCAGGCGTTTTCATTTCTGCGCTCAACACCGCCATGACCCACCGCAACATCAACAACCCGAAACGCATCGCTGCGTTCCTTGCGCAAGTCGGTCACGAGTCGGGGCAGTTGCAGCACGTGCGTGAGTTGGGCAGCGCTCAATACTTGAGCAAGTACGACACTGGCGCACTGGCTATGCGCCTGGGTAATACGCCAGAGTCCGACGGCGACGGTCAAAAATACCGTGGCCGAGGCCTGATTCAGATCACGGGGCGCGACAATTACCGTCAGTGCAGTCTCGGACTCTTCGGTGATGATCGTTTGCTGTTTTTGCCAGGACTTCTGGAAAAGCCCCGGTGGGCCGCTGAATCGGCTGCCTGGTTCTGGGAGCAAAATGGCTTCAATGAACTGGCCGACCGCGACCAGTTCAACAGCATCACCCGCCGCATCAACGGCGGCCTGAACGGGCTGCAAGACCGTTTGCAACTCTGGGCGCGGGCAAGGGCGGTGTTATGCCAGCCTACGGTTTGATCCCGATGTCTTACCGCGTCGTTGGCGTTGTTGTGTTTCTGGCTGTGTTGTCCGGCGGCTCGGCGGCGCTGACCTGGCGCTTTCAGGATTGGCGTTATGGCCGGCAACTGGCGGAACTGGCCAGCGTGCAAGCCGAGACTCTGAATCAGCTGACGCTGGCAGCCGCAGCGCAGCATCAGGCTGAGCAGGACAAGCGTTTGGCGCTGGAGCGGCGTCTTTCGACCAGCGAACAAACCTATTATCGAGTGCTTGGCGATGCCCAACGTGATCAAGGTCGCCTGCGCGATCGTCTTGCCACTGCTGATGTGCGCCTGTCAGTCCTCCTCGATGCCCATGACGCTGCCTCTGTCTGTACAGTGCCAACCGCCTCCGGAGCCAGCCGCGTGGATCATGGAGCCGCGCGCGCCCGACTTGACCCGGCGCATGCTCAGCGAATTGTCGCCAT